TTTTGGTATGGGTTCTATATTTTCATAATTAAATAGATCATCTGCACCCACTAAACCTGCAATATTATTGAGTTGACCAAAGATAAAATTACCAGCTGAATTTATTCCACCAATCATTGAATTCAATGGATCTATTGTAAACATATAGATAAAATTCAATATATTGTTTAAGAATCCAATTGCTTCATTTATAAATCCAATCACTGAATTAGCAAATCTGATGATTGGATTCAAAACATATCCAGGGTCTTTGATGAGATTCATCAAATTCAATAATGCACTTCCTAGAAGCATATTCTTCAGGAAGTCAAGAATCATATCAAAGAAACCTTTAGCAGGTTTCAATGCTTTGTCTAATAAATTTCCACCACCAGATCTTTCTGATTTCTCTTCAAGTTTTGCTTCTCTTGCTTTCTTCCTATCTGTATTCTCCTGATTAGCAAGCATCTTGTCTTGCTTCTTCTTTAATTCAAATTCTTTATTTCTAGTGTCCAGGAGACTCTTTAAATTATTCTCAATCTTCTCAAGTGCTGGTTCTAGGAATGATATGAATTTCTTGATTCCAGAAATACTTTTCTCTTGTTCATCATTCTTCTTATCTTCTTGAACCTGTTGCTCTTCAACCTTCTCTGCTGTCCCAGGTAAGAATTTATTAAAATCAATTCTTTCAGACGCAGGTTCACTTGATACATCTGCTTCAGGTGCAGGCACTGTATCATCTAATTTTATTTCTGTCTTTTTCTTTACTTTAAATCTACCAGTCTTTCCCTTTATTCTCTTGAATTCATTTGTTAATAACTCTGTTTCCTCTGAAGACATCCTTGTTTCAGACATCCTACCTTCCATCATCTTCTCACGAAGAAGAGTCTTATAGGTAGCATAATCAATATCAATTACATCATCCAAACCAAGAAGTTTCAAGATGACTGGATCAATATCCTCATCAACTAATTGTTCTTCTTTCTTCTCATCAGCAACATAATTAGAAGGGACAATTGCAGATGATTTCTTTTCATCTGTCTTCATTGCATCACGAATTCCCTTGAGGAGATCATCTAGATCAGGAGGTATTTCCTCACCTAAAGTCTCTGCATCCTTCTCTACTTGATTTACAAACTTCTCTGATGCTGATTCTGATTCTGGTTCTTCATTTTCCTGAACCATGGATCTAGCCATCTCATGAAGTTCAGTATTGTTAAATCCCTTGAGGATAAGACTATCAATATCAGAACTCTCTTTATCAGATAATGAATTGTAGTATTTTGATACTAATCCCAGTTGATCGTCAGAAAGTTTTGAAGTAAGGTCTTTTCCTAACTTTACCTCATATGTCTTTCTTAACTGTTTGGGATTCCTAGCCACGTGCTTGTTCTGCCATTTTACGTTTTTCTTCCTCTTCTTTGAGGTGTTCTTCAAGTAAAGTCACATACACATCCCTTTCCCAAGGAATAAGATTTTCAATTTCAGTTATTGAATATTTATGGTACTGTATGAGGGCAAAATTTAACTTATAATAGGACAGCATGTCCATGTGGGACATGCTTATGCGAAAAAACTTTGCAGTCCTTCCAATACAACTTCACTTTCAACACCAGTCTCTGGGTTTGTAACAGTCATTGTGTGAGACAGTTTAGGCATTGTCTCAAAGAACCTTTCAATCTCTTTAAATTGTTTAGAATTCATACCTTCAAGGAATTCTACAATCTCTTTAGATGAAACATCCTTACATGACCAAACTTCTTCATCATTATAGATTTTATCTACACAAGTAGCAATGATCTCAAATGATTTGTCCATTGATGAATCAGATAAGTCAAAGTTGTTCTTAATGAACTGATCCATTGATGGATACTTCATATCAAGTTTGAGGGAATCATCAAGTTCAATTGTCTTATTGTGACCTTCCTTTTCAATAACTTCAATGTCCTCCAGGTCAACAGTCACAGGGATATATGTTTCCCCATCATCAGGTGCAATGATGTTAATCTCTACAGTTTCACCAACTGATCTTGCTCTGATATTCAGGAAGAGATACTCAATATCAAATGTGGGCAATTGATCAACTTTAATACCCCTGGTGATGATACAGTTCTTGATAACAGCAGTGATTGCATTTGTGATTTCTGTGCTATCCTCTGATTCCATTGCAAGAACAAGCAGTTTCTCTTCCCTTACAAGAAATGGTCTATACTTAATGTTCTTTTTTAATGAAGGCAAAACCAACTCATATGTTGGGGTAGAAATCTTTGGTAAAGGCATAATATCCTAATAATAATTTCATTCAGTTTATTTATCCTAGTTCTTGGGGACTTTTTCCTTGTATTCTTTAATGTATCTAGTGAAAGAAAATGCAACTGTACATCTCATAACATCTGCAGTTCCATAAGACACTGGAATAGCATTAAATTGAATTGGAAAAGCGTTTATAAATCTATAAACTAATGCTGTTTTCCTTTCTGCTTTTTGCAAAGTATCTTTATGAAATCCACCCATATTCTTCTCAAACTTTGATACAAAAATGTCTGTTCTATAATTGTTTGGATATTCCTGTCTGAATCCAGCATATGGAGAGAAATATGCATCATCATTATCTCCTTTATATAATCCACCAATATAATCCATCCACCCATCAAGAGTTCTTATCACATCATAATCATAATCAACATAAAATTCAAGTGATAATTGTTGATCAAAAATTCTTCTATAAGGTATCTTCTCTGATACACCCTGATAATCAGTTGTTACATCATGAGTCGCAAGAGATGATCCAGGCAGACTTGCGCTGGAACATAGAAGAGAAAGATTTCCCAGTTTCAAGTCGGTCATTTCCTCCTCTTTCCTCAAGTATTTTTTAACCTTTCGTGGTAGGTTAATTTTTGCTTGGAAAATATTTGTCTGTGAGAGATGGAGAAGTTTTTGTCTTTTTGCAGCATCTACAACTGCTTTAAAATAGCCACCCTTCTTTTTCTTCTTGCCCATCTAAATATATGGTGTGTGATATACTATATAGATGCCTCGTGACTCAAAATACCATCAGGGCAGATTTCATCCACAAAATCCTCAAAAATATCTAGGGGATTCCAACAACATCATCTATAGAAGTAGTTGGGAGTTGAAATTTCTCCAATGGTGTGATAGAAATGATAATATTCTTGAGTATGCCTCTGAAGAGTTCAGTATACCATATGTGTCCCCAGTGGATAATAGAGTTCACAGGTATTATCCTGATGGATTTGTGAAGATAAGGCACTCAAATGGTGAAGTGAAAAGATATGTGGTTGAAATTAAACCAAAGAGGCAGACTGTTGAACCAAAGAAACCAAGCAGGGTGACTAAAACCTACATCAATGAAGTGAAGACATATGCTGTAAATCAAGCAAAATGGAAGTATGCTGCTGAATTCTGTAAAGATAATAGTATTGAATTTAAAGTTCTCACAGAGGATGATTTAGGTATCAAGTCTTATGGACAAAGAACAAGAAGAGTATCTAAAAAGCGACAACCAAAGAACCGCAAATCTAATTGATGATCTTGCTGGAGTCAGAGATGTTGATGATTTGATGTTAGGAATCACAGAAGTTCTTACTGAAACTGAAATAATTCCTGATGCTGGTAGATACTATACTTTCATCTATGCTCCCAAGACACCAAGAATTGAATATGATCAATTTCCTCTAATTGCTTGTGCAGAGATATTTCAATGGGGATTCAGAGGTTACAACTATCATTGGGGATTTCAACCTAGAAACTACACTTGGAATGAGGTAGTTGGTAGTTTGCATCTTGTTTATCCAAGAGAAGTAGATTACTTAAGATCCATTCCATATCAAATCTTCGAGATAAATAACTAAAAGCATCCATAAAATGAGTTTTAACGACAAAATAAATGGATTTCTGAAGAAGGATAAATTCTCATGGAATGGAAGATTTCTTCTGAAAAAAGATAAGAACCCCAAAAAACCTGGAGGGGTGTCGAAGGATGCTGAAAAAATTTATGTAAATTTAAATCCAGTATCTGGAGAATATCTTGTAAGTAGTGATACAAGAGCAATTTATAAATTTAATGGAGTAAAAGATAAAATTGAAATATTGAATGATGATCAATATAAAAGTTTTTTTAAAAGTAAAGAACTAAAAGATAATTTTAGTAAAGTTCATAATAAAACCAGAAAGGCAATCTTAAAGATATCTAGACAACAAGAGATTGATGAAGGTATAGATCCAAATAATCCTTCTAGCAGAACTTATTATCTTGGAACTAGAAAGGCTTTTAGATCCTTTGCAAATAGATTTATTGAAATTAATAATGGAGAGAAAAAAGATAAACCTGTAAAGAAAAATACCAAAGGTGGTGGTAAAGGTGGATCTGGTGGTGGAAATAAAAATAATGGAAATGGTAAAAATTCCAATGATTTTCAATTAACCTTCAAATCAAAACAAAATATACCTGAACCTACAAAAAATCCTGGTATCTACAGATATCCAAATTATTATCTTGGTGACTTGGGGTATGATTATATTATGTTTGAACCTCATGAGTATGTCCCTTCAGTAAAGGCAAAAGCAAAAGGTCAATTTGGTGCATCCACTGGTGAAGTAATTGTGCTTCCTATGGTTCCTGGTCTTCAATCCACCAACTCTACTGACTGGGGTGATGATAGAGCAAACCTCATCCAACAGATGATGGGTGTTATGGCTAATAACTTTATTCTTACCTCTTCTGATCCACAAGGTGAACTGGTATCAAATATTGGTAAATCATTATCCAATTTTATGGGAGAATTGGGTACAGGGATTGATACTATAATGCAAGATGAAAATTTAAGACAGAATGCTGCTGCTTATTTTGCAGGTCAAGCAGCAGGTGTGAATATGCTTGGAAGAACTACTGGTAACGTAATTAATCCCAATCTTGAACTCCTCTTCAAAGGTCCAAGATTGAGACAATTTAATTTCACCTTCCCAATGACTCCAAGGACAAAGGATGAATCAGAAACTATCAGAAAAATTTGTAGGATCTTCAAACAGAGAATGGCTCCAAGAAGGTCTAATACTGGTTTATTTCTACAGACACCTTACATCTTCAAATTGAGGTATGTGTTAAATGATAAGACAAATAAGGACCATAAGTACTTAAATAAATTCAAACCTTGTGCTTTGACCAACTTTAGTGTGAATTATACACCTGATGGTAACTATGCAACCTTACATAATGGAAGTATGACCAAGTATACTATTGCAATGTCTTTTGGAGAGATTGAAACAATTTATGCAGATGATTATGATTCAGGAAAACAAGGAGACATGGGATTCTAAAAAATGGCTATCACTAATTACTTTGAATATCTACCAAATTTTGAATATGTTGCTAGAGGTGGAGATCAATATATCTCCAATTACACCACAGTCAAGAACTTATTCAAAAGAGCAAAGATAAATGAGGAAATTTACCAAGATTTAAACTTTTTCACAAAGTATAAAATTATTGGTGATAAAAGACCTGATCAAGTTGCTTATGAATTATATCAGGAAGAAAAACTTGATTGGTTAATTATGTTGGCTAACAATATAATGAATCTTCAGACTGAATGGCCTATGGATAACATTTCTTTCTACAACTATGTTATCAGAAAATATGGGTCTGAAGAGAATTTAAGTAAAGTTCATCATTATGTGAGCAAAGAGGTAAGAGACTCTGAAGATAATTTACTAATAAAAGCAGGAATTAGAGTGCCCTCTGATTTTTTTATTATTTATTTTGATGATGGACTTGCAACATCACAAGTTAGAACTAATATTGCTTCAGAAATTACTAACTATGAATATGAAGTAAAACTCAATGAAGAGAAAAGAGAAATCT